TAGTTGATTAACGTCTACAGGAGCTATTACAGCTATAGCAGAATCAAAGATCACCGCAATTGCGGGAAACGATACTGCAATTGCGGTACCAAGGAGGGCATATCAGCGGTTTTTTAAGCTTTTGTTGGCCTCAGAGAATTTGCCTTCGAGTGTTCTAACGCTAATGCCGGGCATCCCTTCAAAATGAGCGAGCATGGCACTAATAATTGCACCCTGATTGGCAAATTCGGACAGTTTTCTCCCGCTCGGAGAATGTCCCAGCATAAGAGAAAGTAAGCCACCTATAATATTCAAATATGTTGTTTCCGAGCGTCCATCAATATTTTGAACAGAATTATCAACCATCTGCCTAAGAGAATCACGCTCTCCCTGTAATTCAGATATTTCATGCTTTTGCTGCTGAAATGTTTTTACTGCGTTAGCCAATCGAATATTTAGGCGTTTATTCTCAGATTGAAGGGTTTGGTACGCATCAACAGTAATTCCGGCATGGAGTTGTTGCTCAACCGTATCGAAAAGAAAAGATGGTTTTTGATTTGGGTAATTTTTCGCCATCCATGCTTTGAGATCAGAATGACGGACAGTGAGTCTGTGTTTTGCTACCTGTTCCCCAGGAGAAACCGTTTTACCATCCCGCCCGTAAGATATTTCTTCATTGCGGATAGCATCTACAATTTTTTCCGCATTATTACGCAAGCAAGGCCATTGAGGAAAATCCCTGACGCCAGGAATAAGATTTTCTCCCACAGTAGTAAGGATCATCACTTCATGATCAATCAAATTACACCACCGTAAAGCAGCCTCAATTGGAGTGTAATAAGCCTTTTCCAGGGAGCTACAGCTTTTAGGATTGTATGTATTCACTCGCCACCTCGCGCCCTCTAATTTTGGCGGCTATGTCAGCCCGCAGAGGTGTACGGGTTTTCGGGGATCAACCTAGACATAGCCTTTTTTTATTAGTCTACAGAAGTCTACAACGGTCATAGATACACCACAATGGCATCTGGTTATATATACAGTAATATCAGGCACTATTACCAAATTTACCATGAACAATATTTTCACCATGTTCCAGGCTGTCCATGTAGTCGGCATACCATTGAAGCATTTCCCGGCGGCCATCCAGATACTGGGCATGGTTGTACGTCCCACGAATTGAGTTTTTATCAACGTGGGCGAGCTGAGTTTCAATCCATGCAGTGTTATAGCCCTGTTCGTGGAGAATCGTGCTCATGGTGTGGCGGAAGCCGTGGCCGGTCACCCTTCCGGCGTATCCAATGCGACGGATCAGGACGTTCATTGCCATCTCGCTCATTGGTTTGCTGTGCTGAATCCTGCCGGGGAAAATAAACCGATAATTGCCGGTGATGAGGCGCAGTTGTTCCAGGATGGCAATCGCCTGGTCAGATAATGGGACACAGTGAGGGCGACGCTTTTTCATGCGTGCTGGTGGCACTTCCCAAAGACGTTTATCAAAATCAATTTCGGCCCACTCACCCTGGCGCAGTTCGCCCGGGCGTAACCCGGTAAGAACCTGCAGGCGCATCGCCAGCTTCACAACAGAACTGCCGCTATACGTGTTCAGCTTGCAGAAGAACTCGGGGAGTTCGTCAGTGGTGAGAAAAGCGTAATGCTCTTTCTTACGAGGCGCAAAGGCACTGGCCAGATCTGGGGCCGGGTTATAATCAGCCCGGCCAGTAACAATGGCGTACCGCCACACCTCACCGCAACGCTGTCTCACCTTCCTGAGTTTCTCTGTTGCGCCTCGCTCATCCAACTTAGAGAGAACGGCCAAGAGCTCCATTGGTTTGATATCAGCGATCGGGCGTCGCCCGATTATCGGGAAAACGTCGGCCTCAAAGGTTTTCATCATCTCTTCGCCGTAGGACTCAGACCAGCGGTCAATGCGCTTGCCGTACCACTCGCGGGCGATCGCCTCAAAGGTGTTTTCGTTGCGACCCTGCTTCGCCAGCTTAACTTCTTTGCGGACATCGCTGGGATTAATGCCACCAGCTACCTGCTTGCGGGCATCATCGCGTTTGAGCCTGGCATCATTCAGGGTTACATCGGGATAAGTGCCCAGCGAAATCATTTTGGGCTTACCATCGAAACGATAGCGGAAACGCCAGCCTCTTGAGCCGTTCGGTTCGATGAGCAGAGAGAGGCCATTGCCATCATTGAGTGTATAGGACTTCTCACGCGGCTTAGAGCGCCGAATTTCAAGGTCTGTGAGGGGCATTGTGTATAGTTCCAAAGTGTAGAGCGCGGGCTATACGCATTACTATACACATGAATGTGTAGATTTGAGTAGACGATAGTCTACGTCAAAACGCGGAGATATTGGCGGAAGCCTTCTGATTTCTGGGTTTGATTGACTTGAATAGACGTTAAAAGAAGTGTGTTTGGAGCGGGTGAAGGGCTTATAACAAACCTCGACAAACCCAGATATATAGCCAGTTTGTGAGTTTGGAAAATTAGCTCTATACATATTCCTATACACATTCACCCTTCACTTGACTCCGGTTCGATTGCCGATAGCCCCCTCCAGTACATAGAAAGTTCTTTGTTGCTGAATGCCTCATCTGGAGACCCGAACTTGGATCAGATGAATTCCCGGTACGTATCATCGGAAATCTTCCATGTGTACTTAAAATGCGTTAGTTCAGTTGGTTCAGTTGGTTCAATTTGTAAAGATGGCTGTTTTTAAAAGCATTATTCCAAAAAAGTGAACCAACACACCCAATTTTTGAACCAACATAAAGAGGCCGTGAACCAACAAGCTGCTTAGAAAGCATGCCCTCTCGGCAGAGTGCGGGTAAACTAATACTCGCTTTATGAGCATAAGCACTTGCATGACATTTATCACTCCATCAAGCATAGAGATATCGATGAACTTAGATGATCTAAAGGACTATTATCGCGCCCGAACAAAGCCATCCGAAGAAAGACTCCTACTTAATGCGATTCATAAACGCTCTCGATGGGTCGAGTTTCTTAATACGATTCTGAAAGATGGCTCGGCCACACCAGCTCTCAAAGAGGCCTTCCATTTAAAATGGATAGAGAGTGGTCACTTTATCCGTGAAAAAGTAAATAACGATGAAATTTTGACGAAGCTACTGGTTACCTTACTGCCTAAGTATGAAGGTGAAGCGGTGACTATTTACCGCGGCGAAAACGAAGACCGGTTCAATTCTGGAAGCATTGGTTTTTGCTGGACGCAGGATCGCGAGGTTGCTGAGATGTTTGGTAGCGGACTCAACGCATGTAAATCCCGGGGGATGCTCTTACAGGCGCACGCGCCAATTAAGGCCATTATAGCTGGGCCTAATGCCCATAGCCGATACTTGGGTGAACACGAGCTCACTGTAGATCCTAAAATGTTGGAGGATATAACAATCATAAAATTCTATTCCCCATCCCATTGAGGCGGCTTTTTAGACCGTGTTGGTTTAATCAAACCACTCACTGGCTACTCGCGACAGTCATGCGATTTTACTCCAGCCAGCGGAGATATCCCTCATGCTGCCGCAACTTCCACTCTTCCGTTCAGGTGCCAGTGCTTCTGCCATCGTGAAATTTACACCGCCCGTTAGCATAGATATCCCAGCGACTTATCACCTAGCGTAATTAGGCAACTGGCCGATCAGTTGGATTAATAATATATAATCTCCCTCTTATGTTGATGGTTATCCAAAAGCAGCAACTCATCTGGACATCAAGATCGCTGTCCCAGATGTCAGTTACAGCTACTTCGCAAGCAAGCCACTTCCAGATAATTTATGTGCCGGACACAGCATACGACTGAAAAGGCAACCGGAGACATAGCTATCCAGGAATAGTCCTCTGCCCACAGGTTGTCTCATTTGTTAGAAATCCGGTCTTTAAAAATGAGTCAGGATTTGAAATGAAAAAAGCATTGGGGAAAAAAGAGCTGCTTGGGGTTGTTCCTTTATCAATGAGTACCATTGATCGCCTTGAGCATGAGAACGACTTCCCTAAACGATTTTGGTTGACGGACAAACGATGCGCCTGGAATGCCGATGAAGTTGAAGCATGGCTGGATGCTCGTCAGGCAGCCAGCCCGGAGAGATTCACCGGTAAAAAACCACCGGTAGAATTACGGAAATGCCGTCGGATAAGCAAGGTATCTGGGTGACCTATATCATTTGGGGAGAAGGCGATGCCACTGCGTCATGCGTTCTAAATGGCTTGGCGAAAGAACTGACTGCCCTTATGGCTAATTGCAAAAGCCAGATGTACCCACGCGCTGTACATAGAGTGGAGCAGGTAGCGGGACGCTGACCGGACGGCACATAGGCGCTTATAAAATAATCATTGGCGAGGTGATGTAGACTCGCGTAAGATTACCTCAAAGGTAACTCAACATTTTGTTGAGTTGTTAATGTGCGGAGATTTACATGTCAAAAATAGTTGATCTGATTGCGGCTGATGGAAAAGGCCAAAAGCCTTCTATTCGCCAGCGCAAGCTGAAAGCTAAGTTTGGCTTGCGTAAAACTAAGCGTATGATTGGTTTAGATAACTTAGCTAACAGGCTTGGTTACAAATTGGTTCCGGGTACAAGTATTGCCTTCCGCCATGCTGTGTCCGTTGACTTCATAAAACAAGATATTCATATTGAGACTTCATCTATTCCACGTGTGAAAAAGATGACCTTCACTGAAGCTTGTAAGATTTCACAGGAATTATCTGACTCACGTGAAGATCGCCTGATGAGGGCTAACTTCGATGGCCCTGAATGAATTTTCTGGCAGAGTCTATTCTGAAAGTCAGTTCAAAAGCGATGTTACATTAAAGGGATTTAAAGATTCCTTTATTTATCATTGGCGTTATGGACACCATGCTGACTTTGGAAGAGATACTCTTTTTCACAAGCCTCCTTGCGTTTACCCTCTACACTTGAGGAAAGTTCACGTCAATATAGGGCTTTATACCAATCAATATGGCATTAGCGGAACGCAGGAATGTTGGAACGAATGGTCTACTGGTCGTTTTGGGCCTGGTGGCTATGAAAAAAAACAACCGACCTCTGATGCTTATCTGATATATGCTGTCTGTGAAAACAGAAATGCCGGGGTTTTGGACTTCTGGTTCCCACCTGCTCACAAAGAAGCCGAGTTTGAATCTTCCGTGCAATTTGTTGCGGAATTAGCAGATAAATTCTATGAGTCTATTAATGCGCGGCCTATGAGCAGGCTTCTAAACCCCTGGCATCCGCAATACTTAGTTAAAAAGCCAGCGTAGCAGGCTTTTTTATAGCCCCTTCCTCAAGTTACACAAGGTGATAAGCGTATGTTGCGGCAGCAAGAAAACCGCAAAAGTAGATCGCTTTTGCCACACCGTCACTGATTAGTTGTCTGCGAGCCAGCCAAGCCGTCCCATAAACAAAAGCTGAGGCAGCGACCACTATCGCAATGAACCAGAAGGCGATAAGTCCGAGCTTCATTAAAATATTCATCATTCACCTAACGCCTTACTCAAGTCCGGTGCCCGATGAGGCACTGTATCTCCGGGCTCCCACCAGCTAGTTGTATTAAATTCCCGCAGCGCCCGATCTCTCACTCTATCGTTATAGCCAGGGTTAGCCATTTCCTGGAGCTGTTGCAAGATCAGATGATTGGTTATTGCCTTAGCATACCAAAGGTTGGCAAAAGGGGTAATCATGCGTGCTGTTTTCAATGCGTCAGCTGTGAATGTCGTTTCTTCTCCCTTAACAGCTTTTTGGGCATTTGTTAAAAAAGTTTTTGCAAATTGCTCTGTAAAACTCAATACCGGGCCGCCAAGTGTTGCGCCAATTCCAGATCCGTACTGAGTGTGATCCTGAAACAGGAAGTCGCCATAGATGCCGAAAGAGCCGCCTTTGAGTAGCGCCTGAACCCATGTTGTGGGCTTCGTCATATCCAAAGGGTCATTGCCGGTTAGCATCGAATTCATCTGGATAGCGAACATGCCAGCCAGTGTGGTACCGCCAATATATGACGCTAAAAACTTAATGGCTGGCACGGTATCCAGATCGCTCGTGCGGTTCACTAACTGTCGGAACCCGGCAAATGGCGTCGTCTTGAACAGCATGAAGCTTTTGATGAGTTGCCCGGCGTCATCCCTTGCATAGGTATCAAGCCCAGTAGCAGTAGTGACGGCGCTGGTCATCTCACCGTGTGTAATCCCCAGGAGTTTCTGCACTGCTTCCGCGCGGGCATTACGCATCATGCGCGTGATTGTCTGTTCTGCTTCTGCGTCGAATGCCTCTTTCATTCGCTTCAAACGTTCAGGCTGGAGATCACCAAGTGCTGCCAGTGCGGCATCACTACCGGCTCTAACCTGGGCGGCACGGTCTGCCATGATGCTGGCAATCACATCATCCGGCACTGCATAAATCGCATCTGGTGTCATACCCTTGTGTCCGGCCGTAGTCATCGGCTGGAGATCAGCAGCGGCCATAATGGCCCAATCCTCATTACTCCAACCTTTATTAGCGAGGATTGTTTTGTCGGATCCCTTCAATTCATCGAGAGTTTTAAATTTGCGAGTAAGCTCGCCGATGTTCTTGTACATGAGCAGACCGAATGAAGCTTTATTGGCACGGTCCATTGCAATCAGCCCGGACCACTTAAGCGTCTTCTCAGCGAACCATCCCGTAATACCACGAGACAGGTCAAAGCCCCCCATTTTGGAAACGACGGCCGCGTGTGAATCCACCAGCAGGCCAAGCTCTGTGTTTGCCCGCTTAGCATCACCGCTGAAAAGATTCCTGATCGTGTTGGCCGACAATCGCATGCCGTTTCGGTCAAATCCAAGCGCCTGGGCATTAGCGCGCATAATAGCCTGATCGCTGGTAGCGGTGAGCACGCTGGTACCAAGCATGGCACTGGTCATCAAATTGCGCAGACCACCAACAGCAGAAGAGAACATACTGGAGGATGAAGCACCGTTAAGCCCAGCCATTGAGTTGAACATACGTTCCACCATCTGGCGCTCGTCGTTCATCTTTCTCACCGGCTTACCCCCCGTAACAGCACGTTGATACACACGGTCCAGCACCAAGGAGAGGTTACGGGAAGCGTCCGGCCCGAATGCCTTAACCACCCCAAGGTCACGAGAGGAAGACTGCAGGTGAGACATCATGACGCCGACCACCGGCTGCTGTGTGTAGCGTTCCATGTACGCGAAATGGGACTGCGCATCCTTGAAAGCCATCACTCTGCTTTGCGATCCACGATTCTTAATACTGCCAGTACCCATGAACGCACCAGGATCAATTTTATTCGCCCCATCGGTGGCTTTCGTTTCGAAGATGGCTTCCAGCGCTTGACGGTACTCGATGTCATTCATCAGGCTGCCGTCCGGATTCACATAATTACTGCGGTCCTGGGTGTTATAGACATCATCGACCCATGCCTGGCGAGCGAACTCTATAGGTGGCTGCCGGCCAGACAGTCGAGCGTTAGCCTGCTCTGCTACTGGCAATGACGCAAGCCACTCATCGCGCCCTGCGTTGCGGATAAAATCAGCGTCATCGACATACGGCAGATGCCAGTCATCGCGCCGGCTGATGTCAAATCCGTTGTCGTTCATCTCCTGACGGGCCCGGCTTGTTACGTTATTCCATACCTTCGCGATTTTCTTCGCCTGCGCGTTCCCGGTATCTTCTCCATAAAGCTCTTTCAGGATCTGGAACTGAGCGGACTTCGCCGCCTGCTGGTCAAAGAGAGTACGGAATCGTTGCTCTCCTAGCGCCTTGCTCTGTTCGAAGAATTTACGGACATCATCACCGGCTTTGAGCAATTCCGCGCTGAACTGGCGTGACCAGTCCTGATATGCGCCTGTTGCCAGTTCTTCTGCAGAAGTCACTGCTATATCAGTGGTGTCAGTAGTCCGCCGACCAGCAAAGATAAACTGCTGTAAATTGACCGGTGTCTGCTGCTCTGGAGGGATATTAGCGTCGAGTGTATCTGTCACCTTACTGATTGCGATCGCGTTTTGTGCGACGCGCTGACGCTTCTTATAGACATCATGCACAACGCGCTGGCGTACCAGATCGGCGGCCTCCATATAGGTTTGAGCATCAGGGATACCGGACCGGCCATCCCGGGCGTTTTTCCGGTGCACATCACGGACGGCCTCTTTGATCCGGTCTTCGATATTTTTCAGCTCATCGGCTTTCGGCTGGCGCCCAAGGGTTTGAGCAATGGCTTCAACACATGCCTGTTTCATTATGGATTCCTCAGGAAGCACGCTGCGGCAACGGAATAAACTTTCGACTCGTTCTGCACGGTCTGGATCTGCTCGTCGAACTCTGCCAGAACATCGGAAAGTTTTGCCGGCAGCCCAGTGTCAGGGTGAGTGATCATCAAATCAGGGTTGTTGGTCGCCATATCGCGGGCCGCCATCAGGTCGTAACTGTTTGATGAAATAGCCTGCCCGGTATCGGGATCTATACTGACCTGCCCGCCTGTTTCTTCTACAGCCATAAATGCGCTCTCAGCACGCAGGGCAGGAGCCCCACCAGCTAGATCTGTCGGCGTTTCATACCTGATCCCATTGTCATCAAAGACGTGGCGCATTGCATTGTGCTGTTCCGCAGCAGCGTCCAGCATCCCGGGCCGCGCCGGGCCATCAAGACCGCGTGCCATCATGCTGATATTAACCGGCTGCCCATCGGACAACTGGCGGTAGGCTTCGTCCATGGCTGCCACATGGCTGTTAATACTTTCGTTGCTGGCGTGCAACACGGGCGCCGACTCGACGTCGTAATACAGGCCCTCATTCAGAGTGTGGGCCGCGTCAATGTCACTCGGCTTGATCGCCGACTCCCGAATTAGTCCACGCATGCTTTCCGGAATGATGCCCTGCTGGATACGAGTGAGATCGGCTCGAGCCTCGTAGAACTGGCCGCCGGGCATGTTCGGTGCCAGAGTTTTAGTGGCGTCCTGCAGGCGCTGTTGTACCTGATCGATCTGCTGATCAACTGCATACAGTCGCGCCTGCTTATCCTGCCTGGCAGATGATAGATCCTTACCGCTCCCTGACAGTTGTTCGCTGAGAATGGTGGCTCGCTGCTCGTTGAGGTTTTCCAGGATGCGCTGACTGTTCGCTACCTCTGACTGCCACACCTTACGATCACCTCGGGAAAGCAACTTCGCGGAGCTGTCTTCCAGCTCTGCCATTCGCGATTCGAAAGTAACCTGTGGCGCCGCTGGAACATCACCCAATGGCGCAGGATCAGATGATGCTTCTGTCAGTGATGTAGGTGACGCGCTATCCGGAACACTGCCAACCTCTGCCGCCGGGATCGGAGCTTCTGTTTCTGGCGCTGGAGTATCAGTACTATTGCGTGACGCAAGGTGATGCGCGCCGCCAAAGGTCGCCCCCAGTACCGCATCCACCAGCATGGCCTGCCCGTCGAATATCCGGTACTGTTTAGCCATGTCGGTATAGCCCTTTTCCTCTAATGTTTCTCCGGCTGAATAACGGTTTATCCCTCCGAACGAGGTGTTAATTGCAACGCCTGACACGATACGCGCTGCCAATTTGGATCCGACAGCGGCTGGTAAGCGCATCCCGGCAGCATTGAATGTGCTTTGCTGTGCGGCAAGATTTCGAGCCGTATCCTCATCGACACCCTTACTGCGGAAATCCTGATACGACTGTTCGTAGGTAGAGCTGAAAGCTGTGGCAGCGCCGACAGTAGGCCCAGCTACGATAGTGGCACCTATCGCAGGGACGAACTGTCCCAGACTATGAAGAACCTCAGCAGCTGCGCCCTGGCTACCAGCATCAGGCTTAACGTACTCCCGAGCATCCTGTAACTGCTTACCCATCGTGTCATAAGTGCTATTCAGGATTTTGTCCGAGTCCGGGAACATGATGCGGAAAATATTCACCGTTGGCGCAATATCGGCGGTAAACACCGGGTCGCTGATCAGTCGCTTACTAAAACCAACGGCGGATTGAGCAAGACCAAGCGCACCTTCTGCCACACCGCGAGCTGGGGCCGCTATTGAGCCCTGAAATAATGTTGGCTCATAATCTTCCAGCCGTGCTGGATTATTATCTGCCCGGTCACCCGCCCACGCCTGACCTTCTGGAGCAAGAGAAAAAACATCAGCCATTATTCAACCCTCACAACAATTTTTTGATTTGTTTTAGGGTCTGTTGCCCAGCGGCCACTTCCGTTTACCAGCCAGTACTGGTTATTCCCAATGTTCACCGGAGTAAAGTTAGAAGCGGCGTTTTCATTCAGGCCAGCGTCTTTCAGAGTCTGCTGAGCAGAAGCGGTATAGCGGTCTTTAAAGGTGGATTTATCCATGCCGAACGGCATCACGATATCACCACCGTTAAAGCCCTTATATATCCCGCCAGTGGCATATTGCGCAGCTTTCTTCACCACATCAGAATTGGCTGCGTCAGTACGAATCATTGATGCGTTGCCCGACTGGTAAGCGATGCCAGCATACGCTGCTTTAAAAAGCCCAAATGCGACTTGTCCTGCTTCCGGGTTATTCCTGAATGACTTGCCAACTTCATCATCGAAAGCACGTTTAAGCTTATCTTCACTCGGCAATTGTACGGGCTGAATACCGGCGTCCTTCATAGCCTTCGTTGGGTTCAAAAGTTGATCCCCTGAAAGGATGGTTTTGGAAACGTCGTACTTGTTCATGGTTGGCTTGTAGCTAACGAATTGGCTGTACGCGATGGATGGTTTGGTGTTGTCGTACTGGTTATCCGGCGTACCCAGCAGCAGCGCAGAATATGCGGTTGCTGCGCTGCTCGGCGCAATCGCGGATGCTACCTGTCGCATCGCTGGCGCCGGCAGGGTTTCACCCATGCTCTGCAGCAGCTTAATGGTTTGGTCAACATTCTGTGTGCCTCGCACCTGCTGCGCCAGAGTCGCCGCCTCTTCACTATTGAGGATTGGGGCGTTGATCCCTAACGCTCGCAGGCTTTCCTGCCTGGAGAATCGGTTAGCCATCTCAGCAGTTATGTCACCCGGATTATTGCTGGCTATAGGCTTATAAGCCCCTATCTCCACCGCAGCTTTAAACGGATTGTTCTGGCGCTGAGTGATTACTTTAGTGGCCGCTGCCGACACCTGGTCGAACAGAGTTGCACGCGATGCGTACCCCTCGCCAGTTTTCTCCGTGCCGGGGCGCAACTGCTCAACGTATGCGGTGATGCTGCTGGTCGGCATGGTGCGGAACGACCCAATATATTGCCCGGCAATTTGGGTATTACGGAATTCCGTGTACCGAAGATTACCCTCACGAAATCCATAAGCATTTAAAAAATCTGTTTGAGATGGAGGTGAAGGAAACTCAACGCCACGCATATACGCAGCAGTTGCGTCACGTACACGACCATCAAGCATAGAGCGATACTCAGATTGCTGTTGTTTTACTAATGCGTCTGTTTGCCGAAGGACGCTGGCCTGATCAGATTCATTGAGGGCATCAAACCATGCAGTACCTGTATAACGCTTTGTACTGGTTGGCAATGATGAAATACCAAGAGCCGCATTAACGCCAGTAGATATTTGCTCTGAACTATATGGCTGCCCTCCATTCTCGTGATGGATAATTGCAGCACAAAGTGCTTTTAACGTATTGGGGTTAGATGCGTCGATTTGCTGATCTGGTTTAACCCCAAGTTGTTTACAGACAGCGGAAATATATGCCGCAGTATCATTGTTATCTGATGCCGGAGCCCAGCGGTTAATAATTTCTTTTATCGTATCAACTCCCTGATTTTGGTAAGAAAGCAAATTCTTACCAAGAGCCCTGATACCATGCTCTGGTGTTTCAAATTTTGCAAATCGGCCATCACTACCAACTTGTCCAACCCAGGGATTTTGATTACTGGCTTCAATATTACCTGGATTATTATTCCGCAAACCTCTGGAAGAGTCTTCTCCACTAAAAGGAACGCGAATAGCTCCATTTGCAATATCGCTCAGCTCAGCATTTTGCTGCCTAACCTGCATATAATTGGCGCCAACAGCATTCTCGGCAGTTGCTTTCGCGGATTTCTCCTTGAACTCAATTTTCTTGGCCTGAATCTGCTCCGGGCTCCAGCCATGAGCGGCACCATAATCTTCTATCTGCTGAAAAGTCTGTTTATTCGTAGAAATATATGCAGCATTATCATTGTACAGAGAGGAAGCCGTTTTAGCGTTAGAGACGAGAATTCCCTGGAATTGCCCTTCTTCAAATTGTTGCCGTTGTGAGAACTCATGCCTTTCCAGTTGTGTGGCAAACTGTGTTCTCTGTTGCTGCGCATTTAACAGAAAAGTATTACGTGAACGCTCACTATTTATTCCAGCAGCAATGGTGTTTATTTGGTCATCGAATTGCTGAATATATTGCGGGGCTTTGCCTATGGCATTTTTGCCCTGGAGCGTCATAAAATCTGTCTTTAATTGATTATCAACGTAATCAAGACGAAGGGTTCCTTCTTGTGCCATAGCCACATCAGCCTGCTGTTTTGCTTCGATAAGCGCCCCAGCATATTGTGGTGCTACCTGTGCAAAAACATCGCCGATGTTCGGTTGAGCAAATACCTGCAATGCCGGGGCGGAGACACCACGACTTTCAACCTGCCGACCTGTCACTGTTGGTACTGTTGGCATAGCCGATGCTCCTTAATGCTTTTTTTTTGGTTGTGACATGTCACGCCGACGAGGGGTTAAAGTGGAGAGAACATCTAAATAGCTATCCGGATATCCTGGATAAAATGATTTCAAAAACGCACTTGCAGTGCTGTAACGTAGCATCAATTCAAAGATTAATAATCTCGCCTCAATCGGCAATTGATCAGCCAGTTTTTGAAGTTCTTGGTTTAATTCAACCTCGGTCATATTCTCTTTCATAGTTACCCTTTCTTACCTCGAAAAAACACATATCAATATGAATAAAAATGATATTTATCATTTTTCATGGTGTGGTGGTTATTCAACTTATTACCCCATATGTTGCTGTAGCGCTTTATCCACCAACCCTCTGGCGATTTCATGGATAGTTGGCGCAACACCGATACCTGATTGCTGACGCTGATGCTCCTGAATTTTTCGGATTGCCTGAATCTGTGTCTCACTGAGTAGCACTGGTTTGACGGACTGCTTCGACATGACCACCTCCTGAATATTTATATAATCATTATAATTTCACAAAGTGAAATGATCACCACATACATTGCAATTATTGAAACAATAAATTCGATCGTTATCAGAAGGGAAATTGATTATCTAGTGACGAAAAAAGGGAAGGGATACGTGACATATCCCACGCATAAATATGATGCCATGCTTATAATATTGGCAAACTTAAATCAGAGGTTTTATGTAATGACGAGCTACCGCAGGCCACAAAATACCAATAGCGCAAGAGCTGAAATATGGAGGCGTATCGAGGAAGATGGTGCTTCACTACTCCAACTTCTCGCTGATCCACCGAAAAAGAATAACGGCACGTTAACCTCAGAAGGAAATATCCGCACTGAATATCAGCAGTGTCAAAGCTGGAAACGTGCTAACTCTACATTTAAGCGGTAATACTGAAATCGCCCATAAACGTCATGCCTTGAGAGGCTTATCTATATGTAACTTATCTATTGCTGCAAATTTATTCTCTCTCAAAAATCATCGCCATATGGCTGAGTTTGGTCATAACCTTCATATCCAGTAGCGGGTGATTGCTGCTCTTGGGCTCTTCGCAGGGCATCTGTTGCCTGTCCCTGCTGACCCTTCTTCCCACCCGGGCGCGCCGTCCTGGCGCTGATCACGCTGTCGGCTATCACCTGATACCCGGTCTGGGTACTACCATCATTGCCAGTCCACTGGTTGATCTGCATTGTGCCCGCAACACTCACAAGATCGCCTTTCTGGTGCTTAGCCAACGCATCTGCTTGCTTTCCAAAGGCAATAACACCCAGCCAGAAAGTAGCCTCTCCGGCTTCTGCCGTATTGCAGGGCAGCGATACCGCTAGTCGGGCCATTGCCATGCTAGTGCCGCTGTTTGTCGTTCTGGTCTGCGGGTCGGACACCAGCCGCCCGTATGCTGAAATTTGTGCTGTCATAGTCTTTTACCTACCTATGATGATGAATTCCGGGATTTGTGTTGGTTCAAAAAGGGCATTTGTTGGTTCAGTGTTGGTTCAATTTTTAGACGCCATACTTTAAATAACAGTCACATATAAACAATGAACCAACTGAACCAACTGAACTAACACTCACACTATGCACATGAGAGCTTTATTCACTCTGGCTGTTCTTCCTCCGGCTGGTAACTGAGCACATAAACGTTAATCTGTCGGCCCTCAATACGGGGTGATTTACGCTGATACCCACGCCCGCTTTTCGGTGGTGTAAGCATGCCTGCGTTTTTCAGCACTTCGGCAAACTGCTTTGCGTTGAACCCTGCGGCTATCTCTTTTTCAAACGTTGCCGGGAAGGTATAGAAAATCATCGGGCTTTCATCGTGGCCCCCCCGCTGACGGTATCCGGCAAGATCACGTATTGGCAAATCTGCAGGGCTGTACGGAAACGGCGCAAAACGGCTCAGTCCATGCGCATTAAGAAAGGCCTCGGTCTGTTCAACAATCTGCCGGTGCTCTTTGTTACCGGTACCGAACTCACGCAGCCACGCGTTGTAACTGTGCTGTATCGCATCCCGGCAGGTCTGCGCGTCCCATCCGGTGACAACCTCACCCAGCAGTAACGCCGCCTCCAGAATGGCAAATCTTGCGGCCACGCGGTGAACCTGTTCACCGTAGTCAGCAGGAATAAGACTGCGCCAGCGGGCTTCACACTCACGTACAGTATCAATGGCCTGCTGCTGGTGGTCGGCCAGCCATTTAATCCACTCCCGCCCGGCTGCGCCGTAGTTGTGCTGATAAGCGTCTTTCAGTGCGTCGGCGTGCTGTTTGCCGTTCTGGTGGTCGTGGAAACGCACCGCTTTACTCAGCGGGATATTCAGCAGGCGCACCAGTTGCCCGGCTTTGGTTTTACGTCCGGCAGTAGCGATGAAGGTTTCTAAGTCCATTTCCCCGGTGCTGATCGCCACTGTGCGCCAGCGTTTCAAATCCCGGTTTCCGCCTTCTTTCGCGCCCTGGAGTTTGCCCACGCCGTTAAACAGCGCATAAGCAGACTGCGACACACTTACCGGGTCTGCCCCCTGTCCGACTTCATCCAGCGGCATCAGCCCGTCATTGTGGGCGGCGGCTTCGTTTGCCAGCCCCAGCGCTGTGCCGTACCAGGTTAAACGCAGTAAATCAGGGTCACCGTAAAGACTGCTGGCAACATTTGCAGTGGTGGTCTTGCCGGCACTCGACTGCTCATAGAAATGGATACCGAACCCGTCAGCACCCACCAGTCCGATTAGAGGTGCCACCAGCGCCGAGCCGACGCCTGTCATCATAGAGTAATTACCTCCCGCCAGGAGGCCCACACTGTCACGCCAGCTCTGTGCCGTACCTTTAACGACATAACCGGCTGCGGCAGAACTGCGACCACTGAATAAAACCGGATGTGAAGGTGAGCCGATGATTTCCCCATCCGGCATGATGTATGCCCCACACTGCCAGCCTGTAGCATGAACTACGCGCCACAATTCACGCGAGCCGCTACGCTGTAGCCAGTCGGCCAGGATCGCCCGTAAGCTGCTTTTGGTAGTGACATTAACCCCGCCAGCTTTCAGTGTGCGCCAGCCTTCACGCTCCCCGATATCAGCCAAGGGAATAGCCGCTGTTGTCGGTATGCCTGCGCCAAAGGCCAGCCAGCGCAATATCAGGTACTGATCCTTATCGTCCCGCCCGGTACCGATAACGTCCATCGGTGAGGCCAGCCAGCTTTCATTGTTGATGACATCTCCACTTTCCTTGTCCACCTTCGGCACAATCCAGTAAACCCCGTCACTACGACTTTCAATGTGAGGTTTTAACGGGTCTTTCTCTGGCTGATCTGTTTTCCCACCCTTGATGGCCTGTAGTTGAGGTATCACGCATTCCTCGTGCGGCTGGCACATCGAATTGTTAAACGCAGCCGTAGCGACTTCCAGCCCATTTTGTTGGTGGTAGTCGTTCCAGTCGGCCTTAAAGTCTGTCGGAGGCACGGAAACGTAACCATCCACGGCAGAGGCGGCTTTCTCTGCTCGCTCTGTGCCAGTATTGGGCTTGTCGTCCAGCCAGTCGTTATCAGCAGCAATGATGATTTGCGCCTGAGGGTACTGCTGGCGCATCTGTCTTGCGACGGGTAGCAGGTTGCCCGCGTCTATGGCACATACTGCCAGCGCGTCAGGGCGCATCAGGTGAACGGACAGGGTCGTTGCAAGTCCTTCGGCAATGATCACCTCCTGCGGTTGTTCTGTTGTGTTGATGGTGTGAAATGCGCCGCGCTTGGCTGAATCCACCACAAGCCGCTTTTCCCCGCCCGGGGTGATGGTCTGTGCGGCAGTCACCACCCCGGATTTATCCACCAGCGGGAGCAGGATCGCGCCGTCACTGAGAAGCGGATACGTGAAGCCGTTCAGCCCCTTTGATTTCAGATATTCAGATTCGCCCTGCGTGACGTTCTGGCGCATCGCGGCATAACGACGGGAAAAGGCCAGGCGGCGGTGCTCAGCGTCCTCTGCTGCCTGCTGCTGTCGTTCCTGCTCACGCTGTCGTCGTTCTGCCTCCAGCAGATTGCGGCGCTCCGTGGCTGCGCCCTCATCGGTTTGCGTTGCCCGGTAATCGATACCAAGAACATCAGCTACCATCCGTGCTGCCTCCGTGGTGTCGCAGTGATTCACCTTTTTAATCAGGTCTAAGCCATCACCAGCGCCACACTGGTTACAGATATGAGCCCCACGCCCGTAATCGTCGAACCGGAAGCGATCTTTACCTCCACACGCCGGACACGATACTTGGGCGCGCGGTGAAACAGGAACATCGATATTCAGCAAAGAAAGCACGTCTTGCCATCGCCCTGCGGCGGCATCAACAACCATTCGGATCATGTCGATATTTTTCATCAGCAATCACCATCTTCCAGACGTTCATTATGCTCAAGCTTTTTCAATAACTGAGAGCCAATAAGCTCTGCCGCATCTATGAGATAACTTTTGGTGTGGGGATCTTCTATCTGATTAACTGTTCGAAGAATTGCCAAAACGCATTCAGTTTCGTGTGTCATTTCATCGAATAGATATGGTTTGCCCATATTCATAGTGCTTTCATTATGCATGGCACACCTCCGGTATACGGATGCGACCTGCAAAGAAGCAAATATGGTCTCTCGTCAGACAACGACGAGCCTCATACTCAGATACAGCAGCAATATGATGAATAACAGCTTTGACTGCCGGACAATCACGGCGTACAGCTGCGATAAGCCAAATGAATTGCGGATTTTGGGTAGGGGTAGTAGCCAGCATAGTGGCAGCCTCCATACAGTGATTTGAATAACCACCACCGGAAACGCCAATTTCGCTGGTGGTGGACTGAGCAGGGTTGGCGTGACCGGACTGTATGGACTCCGGCGCGGATTGCTCCGCCCCCACCCAGCCCACCATTACTTTGCGAGCGACACGAATCATACTCGCATCACTGAAAAAAGGGTGAGTTAGATTAACGACACAAAAAAAGACGCCAGGCGCGTCATATGTCGCCATACAGTCATTCAGGACGCCAATCCCGGCACCAGATTTTGCTGGTGCGCTATAACCATAGACTGAGAAGTGAGTAGGCAGCAACTTATTTTTTAAAGGCCCGGGAAATTCAGCTTCTGACGCAAGCGTATCGGTCTGGAAACAATTCCCGTTATCACGACGAGAAAACGAGGAGCTGGCATTAGCTGGCACTGTTATGTCAGCTTTACTCTCATGGGCTTGCGCTATCCCGCATAAGACGTACATCAGGTCAGCCAGGAGAAAGGCTTTATTCTGTAGGGCGGACATTAGTGAACCTCCGGCAACTGAGGCTGATATTTGCGCCATAATTCTACTTCTTCGGCAATTAGGCGGGATTTCTCAACTTTGCAGGCTTGCAGATCTTTACCGCGCTTGCTGGCCTTCTTAATGTATGCCGCGTGCCGTTTGCTGTGATCGTTCAGGAAAGCGAACGGTACGCCGTAGGAACCGGTTTTACGAATAGACGGGATAACCTCGCGGAATACCCAGTTAGTGAAGCGATGAGCGAATGTATCTGGGGTGCTTGCCTTCCTACTGCGGGCGATCAATTTGTAAAAACCCGATTCGCAGACGGTACGCATAACCTGTAATCCACCAGGGGTGGGTGTTAAACACTCCCCCCTTTCATCTACATCTAATCGCCGTAATGCGACTTTGTGATCGGCGATTTCCAGTGCCTCACAAACGTCTTTGGCAATAAACCAAGGATCTCCGTCCATATTTACGATGCGAACTTTGATATCCTCAAACCGAATAACGGAAATATCACCTCCGACTGCATGAGGAATACCTTTTTGGCTGAGGCCCGGTTGTGGGGCGGCCTCCGAATTGAATCGGCTTTTTTCGATAGTCATGTTTTCGGCTCCGTTATACGGCGTTAAAAGCGTCCGGGTAGAGGTTCAAAATGTCGGTAATATCCTGCTGAGATAATCCGTGATGTTCATTAATGGCGGCTTTATGGTTCACAAACTGGATCACTTTGAGAACGTCGTCCCGGCAGGAAAATCGGTAGCGCAAATGTGCACCAATGCCGTCCATGTTTTTTTCGTCGATTCTTTCCAGTCGAATACCAAGCTGGCGCTCAAGCTCCGACGCATAATTGCGTCCAGATGAAAGGTGGCAGTAATGCAGAATATCATTTTCTGTCCATCCATAGACGCCATTGCGAAGCATATAGACGCGAGCACGGTGTTTCTTTGGGGTGCGCTTAGAAACTTGTAATGCGCTATTGGCGGGCGTAATATCAGATGTGCGAATATCTGAGTTAGCCGCCTGCTCTACGGGGCGGTTTTTCTTTCCCATTACGCCACCTCACCACGAGATTCAGCTATACGCTGATTAACCCATTCATCAATTTCACTTTCGATAAATGCGATAGCGCGGGAACCAATCTTCACTGTTTTTGGAAAACGATGCTGGCTCATAAGGCGATAAATCCACGCTTTGCTATAACCGGTGCGTCGTTGTACTTCCGGGAGACGAATAAGTGTATTAGACATTTTAAATGCTCCTGTAGTTGATTAACGTCTAAAGGAGCTATTACAGCTAAAGCAGAATCGA